GTTCATTCTTTTTAGAATATATAGCTAGGCCTCAAACAGCAGAGATATTTTTCGAAGACGTGCTAATGGCGTGCGTATTTTACGGAATGCCTATACTTGCTGAGAATAACAAACCTAGGTTACTTTATCATTTTAAGCGTAGAGGATATAGGGGTTATTCAATGAACCGACCTGACAGATTATGGAATAAGCTTTCTATAACTGAGAAAGAAATCGGAGGAATACCAAACTCCAGTATGGATATGAAGCAGTCGCATGCTGCTGCAATTGAAATGTATATCAACGATCATGTTGGATTAATTTCTGAAGGTAACTATGGCACTATGTATTTTAACGATACATTAAATGATTGGTCTAAGTTTGATATAAACAATAGAACAAAATTTGATGCTGCCATTAGTTCAGGACTTGCAATAATGGCGTGTCATAAAGATTTATACAGACCTGTTGCTAATATACAAAAACAAAAGTTAAGTTTAAGAGTTGCTAGATATAATCAAAGCGGCGTGACTTCAAAAATAATAAAATAGAAATATGAGCTATTCAAATTACTTTCCAAGCCAAGTAGCTAGCGACCAAGAAAAAATGTCTGATGAATACGGACTAAAAGTGGGCAAGGCTATTCAGCAGGAATGGTTTAATAACGATAGTGGTACAGCTAGATATAGAAGTAATCAAAACTCTTATCATAACTTAAGGCTGTATGCTAGAGGAGAACAAAGCATACAAAAATATAAAGATGAATTATCTATTAATGGTGATTTATCTTATCTTAATTTAGATTGGAAACCTGTACCTGTACTATCTAAGTTTGTAGATATTGTAGTTAATGGTATTGCTGATCGTTCTTTTGATATTAAAGCATATTCTCAAGATCCTTACGGTGTTGAAAAAAGAACAAAGTATTTAGAATCTGTATTAACAGATATGCGTACTAGAGAAATAAACGATTATGCTAAAGAAGCTTTTGGTATTAATCTATATCAAAACGATCCCGATACTTTACCTGAATCAAAAGAGGAGCTGGAACTACATATGCAGCTAAGCTACAAACAAAGTATTGAAATAGCGGAAGAAACAGCTATTAACACTTTATTAGATGGCAATAGATATGAGCTAATAAAGAAAAGAGCATATTACGATTTAGCGACGATTGGTCTTGCTTGTGTAAAAAATTCTTTTAATACAGCAGAAGGAATTACAGTAGATTATGTAGATCCCGCTAATATAGTTTATTCATATACCGAGTCTCCGTACTTTGAAGATATATATTATGTTGGAGAAGTTAAGCTAATACCTATAAATGAAATAGCAAAGCAGTTTCCTAATTTAACAAATGAGGATCTTGAACAAATTACTAAAACGTCTACAAGAGACTATCAAGGTGGAGCACGACAAGGATATGTACCTGAAAGAAGAAAAGACAATAACTTAGTTCAAGTTTTATACTTTAATTATAAAACTTATATGAATGAAGTTTATAAAACTAAAGTAACTGCTACAGGTGCAGACAAAGCTATTGAAAGAGATGATACATATCAACCGCCTGTTGATAGCGAAGAATTTGGTATATTATCTAGATCTATAGAGGTTTTATATGACGGTGTATTAGTATTAGGAACTGATATGCTTTTAAAATGGGAGCTGTGTAAAAACATGATGCGCCCAAAAAGCGATTACACTAAAGTTAAAATGAACTATAGTATTGTAGCGCCTAGAATGTATAAAGGCCGTATTGAATCATTAGTAAGCCGATGTACAGGTTTTGCAGATATGATTCAGCTAACTCATTTAAAGCTACAGCAAGTTATGCAAAAGATGATGCCAGACGGTGTTTATCTTGACGCGGATGGCTTAGCTGAAATTGATTTGGGTAATGGAACAAACTATAATCCGCAAGAAGCGTTAAACATGTTCTTCCAAACAGGCTCTGTTATCGGCCGTTCGTTTACACAAGACGGCGATATGAACCCAGGCAAAGTACCAATACAGCCTATTTCCACAGGGGCAGGCGGTAATAAAATGCAAACACTTATCACTACATATAACTATTATATGCAAATGATTCGTGATGTAACAGGTCTTAATGAAGCACGCGATGGTTCTACGCCTGATTCAAGAGCATTAGTTGGCGTGCAAAAATTAGCCGCCGCGAATTCTAATACAGCAACTCGTCATATATTAGACGCAGGTTTATTCTTAACTGCAGAAACCGCTGAATGTTTATCTTTACGTATATCTGATGTTTTAGAATACGGTGATGCTGCAGAAGCGTTTGTACAAAAAATTGGTGGTTTTAATACAATGACATTAGCAGAGCTGGGTGATTTACATTTATACGATTTTGGTATATTCTTAGAATTAGCTCCAGATGACGAAGAAAAAGCTAGACTAGAAAATAATATTCAAACAGCCTTATCTGCTCAACTTATTGATTTAGAAGATGCTATTGATATTAGAGAAGTAAAAAATATTAAGTTAGCTAACCAGCTTTTAAAATTACGTCGTAAGAAAAAATTACAGCGTGATCAGGCTATGCAGCAACAAAATATACAAGCACAAGCACAAGCAAACGCACAAGCTCAACAAGTAGCAGCTCAAGCTGAGATTCAAAAAAATCAAGCAAGTATGCAAATAGAAATGCAGATGAAGCAAATGGAATCTAATTTTGAGCAACAAAAGCTAAACGCTGAGGTAGCCGCTAAGAAAGAACTTATGGCTCTTGAGTTTGAATATAACATGCAACTTAAAGGTATTGAAGTTGACGGGTTAAAAGAAAGAGAAAAACAAAAAGAAGACCGTAAAGATGAGCGCTCTAGAATAGAGGCGTCTCAACAAAGCGAATTGATTGAACAAAGACAAACGCAATCAGCACCCAAAAATTTTGAATCTGCCGGAAATGATATTGTTGGCGGTGGATTCGGTTTAAACACGTTTGAACCTAAGTAATAATAACAATATATAATTATATAATATTTTATCATGAGTGAAGAAGTTAAACCAGTTGTTGGCGTTAATGAAGACGGCGACATAAAATTTGATTTTAGTAAAGATGCCGTTCAAGAGCAAAGCACAGATGAGGTTCCTGTACGCGACGAATCCGAAACTAGCGAAGGAGTACGAGAGGAAAACATCGAAGAAACAAATGAAGAGCCTACCGGAGAAAGTGTCAGCAATGAAGATGTTGTTGAAGAGCAAGAGGTAGCGCAAGAAGAACAACCTGTACTACAGGAAATAACCGACGAAGAAGTTGAAGAGGTTGTAGAAGAACTTCAGGAAGAAGTTGAAGAAGCGATTGAAGAAGCTAAAGAAGCCGGAGTAGAGTTACCTGAAAATATTCAAAAAGTTGTAGACTTTATTAATGACACAGGTGGCTCTTTAGAAGATTATGTAAGATTAAATACAGATTACGCTTCCTTGAATGAAGATCAATTATTGCGTGAGTATTATCAAACCACTAATCCTAATTTAGATAATGAAGACATAAACTTCTTAATGGAAGATAAGTTTTCATATGACGAAGATGTAGATGACGAGCGTGAAATAAAACGCAAAAAGCTAGAACGTAAACAAACGTTATCAAAAGCTAAAAATCATTTAGACAATCTTAAAAGTCAATATTACGAAGAAATAAAAGCTGGATCAAAATTAAATCCAGAACAACAAAAAGCGGTTGATTTTTTCAATCGTTATAATAAAGAAAGCGAGGAGTCAGCTAAGATTGCTGATAAACAATTAAAGCGTTTTCAACAAGAAACAGGTAAAGTTTTCAGCGATAAGTTCGAAGGTTTCGATTATTCAGTTGGAGATAAGAAATACCGTTTTAAGGTGAATAACACTAAAGATGTTAAAGAAACTCAAAGCGACATTAACAACTTTATTAAGAAGTTCTTAAATGAAAAGGGTGAAATGTCAGATGCTAAGGGTTATCATAAATCTTTGTTTACAGCAATGAACTCGGATAAAATAGCACAACATTTTTATGAGCAAGGACGCGCAGACGCTCTTAAAGATAGTGTAGCCAAATCGAAAAACGTAGATATGAACCCGAGAGGGGTTCACTCAAAAACTACAACTTCAAATGGTATTACATATAAAGTGCTTAATCCTAGCAATTCGGGCTCTGGGCTTAAGGTTAAATTTAAAAATAAATAATACATTTAAAACTTAATTAAAAATGGCAACATTAACTATTGGGACTAGTGGTGTAACTCCACGTCCTATTAAACAAGCTACTGGCGAGAATTATCTTGCTCTTAGCGCAATGAACTTTGACGGTGTAACTGAGTTACCGGAAGTTCTAGAACAAGAAGTAGAGCGTTTCGGTAAGCGTACTATTTCTGGCTTTTTAGCTATGGTAGGCGCTGAAATGCCTATGGCTTCTGACCGTGTTGTATGGTCTGAGCAAGGTCGTTTGCACGCTGCATTTACAGTAACTGTTGACGTTGACGATCAAGACGCTGCTGATGGAGCTACTATCGCTGCTGACGGAGGTGTAACAGGTGCTACTCAATCTGAATTATTAGCTATAGGACAAACTATTATTATTACTAAAGGTGCTAATGAAGTAAAAGGACGC